AATCAGACAAGACTTTTACCGTATCGTAGGTGACATTGCCTACGCCATCCCGAACACGGTAGTAAGTATGCCGCGATAAACCTGTTGCTTCACATACCTTAGACGGTTGACGATCCTTCATCAGCCGCTGGATATGCTCCAAGCTATACATCATCTTGCTATTCATGCGTTCTCCTTTTTTGCATTCTTGGGGTTGTATATAGGCTACACATGATATATATGCAAGAGACAAACAGTAAAATGAGGTAAACAATGCATAAACATCCTGTACCCGCAGATATTAAGAGCCACATCATAGCTGCACTAATTGCGGCTGGTGATAAGATTGACAGCATAACTATGAGCAAAGTCTATGACGCAATAGATAATGGTATCCGCGCAGCAAACGTAGCGCATGACAAAAAGAAGGAAGCGATTAATGCCTAATAAGTTTCAGACAGCAATGGATTTCGTTGCAGACCTCAACAAGTCACATGGGGTCATGCAGCGCGGCGGCAAGCAGTACACAGAGGTAGCAAAGCGCGTAGAAGCGTTCCGCACTGTGTTTGGCGGTGAGTATGGTATTGATACCGATATTATTCACAATGACGGTCAGACAGTAGTGGTTAAAGCCACAGTCAAGGATAAAGACGGTTTTGTTGTTGGATCAGGATTGGCAGAAGAAATTCGTGGATCATCACACATTACAAAGACATCTGCTGTAGAGGTATGCGAGACATCGGCTATCGGACGCGCACTTGCGTCTATGGGTATGCATGGTGGTCAGTATGCATCAGCTAACGAGATGGAAGGTGTAAAGCGTAAAGAGCAAGCAATCAAAGCATCTGACGCTGCACCAAAGCCATCAATGGAACTTGATCTTGCAGCGCGTATAGATGCTGCATTGACGTTCTATGAGAACTGCGATGCAAAGCGGTTTGCTGACAATGAGAGCCGCTATAAGAAACTAATCAACAGCCCTGACTTGTCAGAGCCACAATTTGAACAGCTTGTAGAAGCACATGATAAACGTAAAACGGAGCTAATGGTATGAAAGTATGCACTATTATCGGGCGTGTCACCAAAGACAGTCAAATTCAAGAGAACGAGAGAGGGGGATTTCTCAAGTTTTCAGTCGCAGTTGATGATGGCTATGGAGCAAATAAAGGCACGATCTTCTTTGACGTTGACTATAACCGAACAGGAATTGCCCAGTACGTTACGAAAGGAAAACAAGTAGGCGTATCAGGTGATCTGAAGACCCGCGAGTATAACGGTAAAACCTACCTAAGTATTCGCGCTAATGACGTTAAGCTGATTGGCGGTGGTCAACAGCGCCAGCAGGTAATGCATACTGAGCATGAGCCGCAGCGTATGGCAGAGGGTCAGACGCTAAATGAACAACCAATGGACGATGAGATACCCTTCTGATGACTAAGTTGCAGATGGAACTGAGGAATGGGTACTTAGTACCTGTTTCTCAATATGACGCAGAGCGCATAGAAGACCTGCCAGATGGGACGCTATTCAACCTGTCACAAACAGGCAAGCGATCTAACCCGCATCACAACCTGTATTGGTCTACGCTGCGTAGGGTGGCTAGGGATACAGGCAAATGGCCTACAGAGCATCACCTACACGAAGAACTAAAGATTGCGTGTGGATATGTGCGGATCAAGTTGTCTGCGCTCAACGGTGAACTGGTAAACATACCTGACAGCATCAGCTTTGATAAAATGAACCAAGCAGAGTTTTTTAAATACTTTGAGATGGCGATGACAAAGCTGGCAGAAGGAATAGGTTATGACCCCCTTGAAAGTTAGTTTGTCTTTAGAAGAAATGTTGCAGTGCAAGCAGGCATCTACTCTGCGGTGGCAATTAGCGAGAGCAAGTGGTGTAGGAAATCAAAGGAAAGACCAAGGAAGAAATGACAGTGATGTTGACTACTTAGGCATCAAGGCAGAGCTTGCGGTAGCAAAGGTGTTTAGCTGCAATTACAACGTATTTCAATTGGGCGTAGATGATGGCGCGGATATGTTTTTAGGGGATATAAGTATAGATGTTAAAAGTACATTTCACGAACACGGTAAATTGTTATTTAAGTCATTGGCCTCATTTAAAGCTAGTTGCTCCATATTGGTGACAGCCACTGAGAAAGATAATGTCATGTCTCTTGTTGGCTACATACCTAGAAAACAGTTCCACATAGAAGCAAAAGAAGATGACCTTGGTCATGGCCCTTGCATGACAATGGAGCAAATAAGACTGCAACCAATAGAAAGCCTATGGAGAGTTTATCAAGAAATGAGGTTTAAAAAATGAGCAACATACCACACGCCAGAAAAATACTAGAACAGCTAATGAAAGACTTAGAAGGTTTTGAAACAGACCTGATGCACATTCGCGCGTCTGTCAAAGCTGCACTGCGTCATATGTACCGTGACAGGCATAAACCAATCAAGGGCAAGAGAGCATCTAACCGCATGACCGCTTTTTTGCGCGACCAAATTAAATCAATGTGCAAACATAATCCCCAAATGCATACCCGCGATGTTGCAGAGAAGCTAAACATAAACCAAGGGCGCGTGTCAGAAGTTTTGGCAGGTAAGTATGACGAACTTAGCTAAACGCCCACCTCTTGGCCTGAAAAAAGATAAACCGCTGCGTAGCAAGAAGATACTGGACAAAGTGCGGGAACTGCCGTGTGCAGTATGCCAAGCCCACCATGAGGTGCAGCTATCACCTACAACAGCGCATCACCCAATCCATGACCGCTATGGCGTGTATAAACGCGGAGATGATTGGGCCATTCCTCTATGCGATGGACACCATCAGGGAAACTTTGACGATAGCAAGCAGGCTATTCACAAAGATAAACGCGCATGGCGTGAGAAATACGGCCCCGATTGGTCTTATGCGCCCTATGCGCCCTCATCAGTCCAAGACACTGATATGTAAAGCACTGGCCCACGGTCAGGATGACAGTACGTCTTTTTGACCTTCATGCTAATCACCTGCTTGTCATCAGCAAAGATAGTGCCTGAGAGGCCATCCAGAGCGATCTTAGCAATGTTGTCTAGGTCTGGCTTAGTCATAGGGCTTATCGCACCATACTCTGCCTCTAGTCGCTTTTTCTTAGACCATGATTGTGGGATGTCCATAAACGCAATGATCTCAACCGCCACTGGCCTCAGTGTCTGGTCAATGTTGTGCTTTGCCATCTCTGCCCATGCAGCCGCATGAATACGCCGCTCATACTCTTTGGTCTTCTGCGGAGTGTAAGTGTGACCTACTTTGGTGAACCGTGGCCTGCCCTTGCCAATCGGTTGTCCTGATACTTCCAACTCAATTTCGTACATCTTGTGCCTGTCAAAATAGTAACCTCTATATTTTGCGACCTTAGTTATACTTAACTTTTTTTGCAAATACCCCCTTGCAATGTATCACATAAGCGACTAATTTATGTGTATGTTGAACAGAAAGGCAAATCTAATGACACAGGAACAAGCAAAAATTGCAGCAGACGCGCTACGCGAAAAAGCCCACTACGATCTTGCGGATACACTAGAAACGCAAGCGCGTGAGCAAGAATATCGCAATAAATGGCAATACATCTATGACAACGATTTACAGGATTTGTACTAATGAAAACTTTAGATAAGCTAAAACAAATCTGCAAAGAGCATGATTGCGATATGGACATTATATATGATCCGTATTGGCAACAGTGGAACTTGATATTCTTTGCGCCATCAAAGATGCAATGGAACAGCGCAACAAGCACAGCGATTACATGGACAGGATCGCTAAAAGGTACAATTGGATTTCTTAAAAGCGAACTTGAATGCGGATTTAGCCGCGCATCAAAAGAACAGCTTTGGGAAACTGGACAGATATAGGAGCAAACCAATGGGATTTTTTACACTAGGCCGCACAACGCACCACGCTACAACAACAGTTGAGGTTAAGGGTGTTGAATTTGAAATTGTTATCGTAGGATCACTAGACCACGATGAACATTACTTTGACTTAGATTATGTTCACCTAGCAGAGGGCCGCGCAAAGATCAAAGGCGCAGACGCTTACAAGTTGCCAAAGCGCATCAAGGCATACTTAGAAAGCCCAGTTTGGTTTGAGCATTATGAAGACGTAGCATGGGGGGCAGCGTAATGCGTTACGGCAAGTGGACTTGGGAAGATACAGTCATAGCAGTGCTATTTGCAGCCGCAGTAGCAACATGGACTTTAGGCACAGTAAAAGGATGGTGGTGATGAAACTAAACCCAGCCGATGAGCAGATACTAAAATACTTGCGCAGGCAGGTAGATCGGTTGCAAGATGAACGATACCGCACAGATGCAAGACCTAGCATCAACAATGAAATATTCGCAGCACAACAAGAACTGCGGCGGTTTACAGCAGAATTGAGGAAAAAAGGATACAACATATAATGGTGAACTATTACGATACTTTGACGCGAGTATTGCAACGCAAGCCAACAGAACAAGAAATTGGTGCAATGATGCAGATGAAACGCGAACAAGAGGGCTGGAAGAAACCCAACGCCCCAACACCCCCTGAAAGGCCACAGAAGCGCCTGAGAGAGCCGAAACAGCCTACAGGGATCAACACCAACGACAGGCAGTACAGATGGCCTAAGAGAGCGACACAGATGGCTCTACGCATAAACCGCGCCTTGCTGCGTCAAACTACGATAGAAAACATCGCATTCATTGAGGATGTTACGCAGTCAAGGATTATGCAAGAAATCAGGCAATGGGATTTGCCAAAAGTAGAAACAGAAGAATGATCGTGTGGGCGGCTGCTTTGCATCGGGATAAGCTAGGGGATTACCAACAAAAACTGGGTAAAAAACCGCCCACCGCGACAAGATAACAAAACAGAAAGTGAGTGCAATATGAATTATATAACAAAAGAAAAACGTGACGAAGTGCTTGACAATACATTTGGATTTTCAAATGGAATTGTGCAGGCTTATCAAGAATACAGAAATGTAAACGATATACTTTATAAAAGCCATAATGTAGACCCTGATGTAAGAAATATGGCGCGTGAACAAATGTTCTTACTTGATCGCGCACAGTGCTTTGAATTGAGTAAAGATATTTTTCAATTTGCATTGAAATCAGAAATCACTTGCGATTTAGATATGCCAATATCTAACGAATGCAGACCCTGCGCTGACATAATGTTTGTCTATTACATAAATACACTGGCGTGGATGTCTTTAAAAGATTACGAAAATGATTGCTACCACATATTTTATGGCTCGTTAGATGAGTATGCGCGAAAAGACCCTGCTGAAATAAACGCTTGTCCATTACATAAAGTTTCAATTTTAAAAGTTGGTGAGCCTCTGCAACTTATTAATCCTTTGCCTTATCAATCAGAGCGTAGCAACGGCCCACGCGATCTAAGCTTTGATTTCATGCTTATGCTCAGAACTATTAATACATCTCGTATCACAAAAACAAAACCTGCCGCATGCCGACAACAAAGAAAATCAATGCACCGTGGTATGGGTAAGGCAGTTGATACTTGGCACCGTGTGACTTGGAACATAGATGAGCCACCTAAAGCAAAAGAGCCTTACGACAAAGGTTATCACAAAATGCCGCTACACTTTAACAGAGGCCACTGGAAACGCGCAAAAGAACATCACCCAAAGTCGCAGCAAAGACCACACGCATTGAACCCAGAACATCGTAATATGTGGTGGACATGGATAGACGGTTACTGGGCTGGACACCCAGCGTTTGGCTTCAAAAAGCAATACCACGCCCCAAAATTAAAGGTGAACTAACATGGAATTTTTCACAGCGTTATACATAGAATATTCACTGCGTGGGATTGACATAGAAACATATTTGATTTTGCCAGACTATGAGGCTTGTCAAATAGCAATCCGCGACAATGAAGATATGTATAAGTATTTCAACGCAGATAGTGATGTTGATATGTACTGTATACGCACCAACACCCTATCCAGATCAATAAAACCTAAACTCAGACCATAAGTTCGAAATGTGGGCCATCAAGAAATGGCCTGCGCGACTGTGAACGTCTAAGGTCAATGTAGGCGTTCATAGCATCCTCTGCCGAACCAGCATAATCAGTGATAGAACCCTCTGACCACGCAGCGCCCCACTTGATTTTACATCCAACTTCGCGCGCTGCCGCCGCCATCGCATCGCAAATGTCATCGTACATGTTCAATTCCCAAACGGGCGACGAACCATCATACGCAACCAAATCGACAGCATGTGACATGCCATCAGATTGCGGAATGTGTTTACTTTTCATCGTCTGACTGCGGCCTGATGCGACTAAACGCTCTTGCTCTTGAACGGTTCTTAAACCACACGTTACGCCAAAGTCGATTTTCGTGCGCTTAATGGCCATTTTCACAGTGTCGGCCATTGCTGGGTGTACACCCTCTAAACGGCCAAGGCTACGGGTTGATAAACTAAACGTCATTTTGTAACTCCCTTAAACTTTTCAAAGGTGCGCATCCCACCTAATCCTAGCATACCCAACAACACTGTCATCAGGCTTTGCATGTCAAACTCTGGCAATGGTGGGTGTTGTAAGTCAAACCACCCTGTCACAAAAAGTGTGACGGGCAATCCCAAGAAATGCCAGAACAACGCCAACCCGCAAGTCCAACCAACAAATGGCCGCCACCCTGCTATGAAGATGTTGCGTGATTTAGCTTCCTCTTTGTTTATCTCTATCTGACCACGCGCTAACTCTTGCGCATGACGCTCTGCCATCGTTGCGATTTCGTGCGCAAGTTTGGCTTTCTGGTCTTTATCCTCAACAACCTTGTCAAGAATGTTGCTTACTGGATCAACCAGCTTTCCCAACAAATCAAGCATTACACCATAACCCCCTGATATAGCGTCATCTCAACGCCTAGAATAATCTCTAGCAGCTTCACAACAAAGTGCGTCAATAACTGCTCACCTGACATCTACGTTTTCTTTCCGCGACACATTGGCTTCCATTGCGTTGAAACCAAAGTATGCCGCAACAACACCGCTGGCCCCAATCACATAAACACTAGCAATGTCCGTAATTAGCTCTGCCGCACGATCTAAGCCAACCCAGACTGCGAGAAAGATAACTAGGGGGTAGACAAGCATCCCCGCTGTGCAAGCCACTGTAAGCCGCCTCTGCGTGTCTCTCTTAGCGTCTTGATCTTCCATACGCCTGCGACGATCTTCCAACATGATCTCGCGCTCATCAGGATCAATCTTTCCGTTTCCGTTTAGATCGTAGTTTTCCTTGTTCATTGAAATACCTTTCGGCTATCCGCTTATGCGTGGTGATGATAACCACTTTATTATCATCCGTCAAAACAACCCACTGACCCAGTTTATTTTCCACTAACTTCAAGGCAAACCACAGTCTGGCTGTTGTGAACAACCAAACCCTCTCTTGCCTTTCTGCGCTCCTGTTCGCATTCCTCATATGTCGCGTGTGTTGGGCCGATCTGATAATATTTTAACTCAGCAGATGGAATGTATTGTATAAACACAAGAACGTAAATCATCACCAACGCCCCCTTGCTTTACCAACAATATAAATAGCCAAAACCAAGATCACTCCACCAACCGCAAACGCAGTCAAACCAACCGCCCAGTTAATGCAGTTATCTATAAACTCTTGTTTTTTGTATGCAGCCTCTTTGCGAATACGCCGCTGTTCAGCTTCTATTCTAAGAACCTCATCCCATGCCGATGGCCCATATATGAAAGAAATATGATCCTTAATTTCTTTGCGCATTTGCTCCATTTTGCGCTTTTCATTCCAAAGCAACACGGCATTTTCGGGGTCAGATGCCTTGAACGTCTTTTCCCACCAAGGCGGGTTTTTCTGGCGTTCTTCTAATCTATTGAAATCGGAAAAGGCTTGGCCCCACGTTGCAATCGTGTTGCCCATTTCTTGGATGTCTTTACCCGTGGAAATAGCTGCCTTGAGCGTTTTATACGCTCCTGTCGCTAATGCTACGCAGCTAACGGGATCCATCGCATCACTTGTTTTCTATATAGTCGCGGATATGCTTTAGGTTTTCGTCAATACGCCCAAGCATTACCGCATGGTCATTTACACGGTTTTCCAACATCTCTACGTCATTCGTATTGCGCATGATGTTGTTAGTATTCGTTTCAATCGTATTCTGCGCATCTGCAATAAGCCAACCCAAGATGAAGGTTTGCGCCACAATGCCAACTAAAAAAGATATAGGAATTGTCTTTGACAAATGCCAATTCTCGTTCGCCATGTTCTGATCCTCAATAACCATTTGCAATCAGCTTGCTAAATTCACCACTCATCAACTTCTTTTTAACATATTCTGCGAACTCTTGCGATCCTATTTTGGCACCACACTCCCGCGACCACATTTCAGCAACCACAAAAGGTATTGAGCCAGCTAGACGCATGTCAGACTTACGGTTGTGACCGTCAATATTGCGCTCTTTGTTAAAGTCCAGAATGCTTTGAATATCTTGGCTACGCTTTACAATAACCTTGTCATCTTCTGTGTGCCATTCAGTGTTTAGAATAGTGTCAGACATTCTTCTTTGGCCTTCCGCGTTTCTTAGGTGCTTTCCCGCCTTCCCACGCTTCGTTTACATCTGGCGTAGAAGGGTCATCAGCTTTTAGCTTTCCTTTAGCATCACGCGCACGTTTGACTGTAACTTCTTTTGCAAACCCATTGGCAATCATTGCTTTGCCATCTGCTGCCGTGACCTCAATAACATCGCCTTTGTTTTTTCTCGCCCCATCAACAAAGGGCTGGCGATCTGTTGTAATTTCAATCTTCATAACAAGCTCCCGATAGGAAAAGGGGGCCATGATAGCCCCCTCTAATATTATGAGCAGTCTGCGATAACGCCGTGTGCTTTCTCTGAAGTGACCTGTAGGCCATATTCCGCAGAGATCAAACGGCGCTCTGACAAACCAGTTTTTGCAAGAGGCTCTTGCTTCGCTGTTTGCAAGAATGCAACCGCTGCATAGTTTGGATCAAGCACGAACACGTCACGCGCACGAATGTGACGCGCTGGAACAATTTGAAGTTCACCAAAATCAGAGATGTAAACGTCAATTGCTGCGTTCAACTTGCTATCTTCTGCTTCTTTGTAACGTGTTGCGTTACCTGTGAAAGTAGAGATAGTTTGCTTGTTTGATGATCCACAAAGAACAACGCTTGGCTCTGCGCCTGCATCCCAACAATCAGCAATGACACCCTTTAGGATTGTCTCTGTGATTGCACGTTGTGTACCATCTGTTGCTGCCGCATCAGGATAACCAGCAGAACCAGAACCTGATGTTGTACCGTCAGCACCGCCTGTGCCACGCGCAGTGTTTGTTGTCAAAAACGCTGGTAGACCCGCAGTTTGACGCGCTGTGCCTGATGCACCCGCTGACGCTGCTACGTTGTCCAACAACATTTTTTCCATGTCGCGCTTCATTTCAGACAGCTTGTAAGCAACTTGCTTCGCAACTGTTTGAGCATCTGCAACACCGTTTACCGCTTGGTTTGTTGATGATACTTCAACAACTTTCGCAGAAATCTGTGTGTAGTTACCCTTACGAACCGCGTTTGTTGGTGCAGTGTTGGAAAGGCCAACGTCACCCTCAATCTGGCGGTTTGATGCAGCCGCTGCAAGGTCTACTTCACTCCACTCAAAGTAAGTGTTGTCTACGTTGCGTGTGCCGATTGTTGACATGAAAATAGTTTCAGTCGGGCTGATTGAGGCTAATGCGGGTGCAAGATCCTCTCTTATTGTGCTTACATCGTAAGTTTCGTTTGTGTTTGCTGTTACAGCCATTGTCTTATTCCTTTAGACAAAAGTTAAGAGGTTAGCCAGTTAGCAATATCATCTATGCTTCCTGACCGCTTCATAGCCGCTGATGCTTTTTTAGCCTTTGATGCCTTGCCAGCCGTTGCCGCTCTTTTAGCTGCTGGCTTCACTACTGGACGCGCACCCTCTGCCTTTTTCTGGGCATTGGACTTGTTCGCCTGTAGCTCCCGCCATTTCAGCGCATCATTCAAGATCATAACTTCCTCTGCTGTTTTCACTGTGCTGATCTGCTCATCTGTCAGATCGTAGTGCTTTTTAGCTTTAGAAGACATTTCCTGTATGAACACTGTACGCTTTTCAGGGTCAGCAAATTCAGGCATCCATTCCGACAAACGCTGGGCTTGCTGTTCAAGATACTGGTTATGCTGCTGTTCCTCTTGGGCGCGTTGCTGCTGCGTCACATACTGAACTTGACGTTCCCACTGTTGACGCTGTTCTACGGCGCGACGATATTCTTCTGCCTGTAGCTGAAAACCAAGAGGGTCACTGTCTTTCAGTTCCTCAGAAGGATATTCAGGCACAACAGGAATACCACCTTGCTGGGCTTGGTTAATCAAATGCTGTAGCATCTGGCTTTGCTGGACAAACTGCTGTGCTTGCTGATCTAATTGCTTCTTAGTTTCAGCGTTTTCAGCCATGCCCTTTTGGATGTACTTTTGCCCTGAGTAACCACGGGTAAGCTCATCTAGGTCTACCTGACGCTCCTCACCATCAACTTTGACAGTGAAGTATGTCGGCTCCTCTTGAACTGCGGGTTCCTCAACCTCAACATCCTCATCATATGTCTCTGTGTCGTCATATGATACGTCATCATCCTGATCTTGTGCTTCAATCTCTACCGCTTCAGGCTGAGTGTCCTCAGTTACCGCAACAGCTTCCTCTGATGCATCATCAGAATTACTAGGCGCTTCTAAAATCAAGTTTTCGGTAACCGCCTCTAAATCGTTACCGTTGATTGGGTTAGTCGTTTCCACGGTGCTTTCCCTTCCGTTTTACAAGCGCCAAGGCATCTACATCAGCCTGTAGTTGACGCTCTATTGCTGTTAATGCCCTCAAAATGGCGTGAGCATCCTCACGTTTCTCCACCTCTTGGGCGCTGCTATCTGCGAAAGTCCTCATTTGGGTGTCCCGCAAATCCTTTATGGTTTCCTTAAACCATTCATTCTCTAACAGTGATTTTGAGCGTTTAGCTCTTTGCTCAATATCCACCTTGCATTCCCATCATCTGCGCGTTGTGTTCGCGTACTGCGTCTTGCTCTGCTTTCACGCTTGCTACATCAACCGCTGTTCCGTACTTGCCAAGTATCTCAGCAACCTTAACCGCCAAGTCTTGAACCATGTCATCACGCGCCAAGTCATCATCCATGCCCAGCTTGTGCATCTTATACTGATAGTCCATCTGAGCCTTAGTCATGTCTACTTGCGCTTTCGTTTGCGCTTTCATGGCTTCGGTCTGCATAAACGCTGCATTAGGATCAGGCTGTTGCGCTTGCATCATTGCTTGCTGCTGCGCCATCTGCTGTTGCTGCATCATCATCTGTTGCTCAATCTCTGGGGTCATCGGCATGAAGTAACGATCCGCATTGCGCAATCCACCAAGAGCCAACAAATCAGCCAAAGTGTTTCTGATCTGCGTCAGCGTTACAACACC